ATACAAGGTGCTCAGAGAGGTTATAGATGAGTCAAGCCAGAAGGTTCTTATCTTTGTGCCGTTCAAACACGTTATTGATCTACTGGAAGAGAAGCTAACCAAAGACGGTATCACCAGTGCAATCATCCGAGGTGACGTGAGCGCATCAAAGCGCACCCAGATATTCAAAGACTTCCAGAATAAAGAAGACCCAAGAGTCCTTATCATACAACCACAGGCTGCGGCTCATGGTGTGACGCTTACAGCCGCTAACACTATTGTCTGGTGGGGGCCAGTATCCTCTCTGGAAACCTACGCACAGGCCAACGCTAGGGTACACAGGTCAGGGCAGAAGCACCCCTGTACCGTGGTACAGTTGCAAGGCTCCAACGTAGAGAAACGTATTTACAAGCTGTTAGACGAACGAATAAACGTACATACAAAAATAATAGACTTATACCAAGATGTACTTGAATTGTGACCATAAAGGCACTATAGTACACAAAACAACAATATAAGTTATGGAGAATGGTGAAATGAGTAACGATCCAAACGATCTTGATCGTCTGGTTAAGGTCTTCATTCGCATCCGAGATCAGAAAGCTGAGTTAGCTAGAGACTTTCGGGCGCAGGAAGAAGCACTGGACGCCAAGCTATCCCTCTTAGAAAAAGAGTTCAACAAACACTGCGAAGAGCATGGTGTTGAGTCTGTTAAAACTAAGTCGGGTACATTCTACCGCTCAACCAGAAGCAAGTTCTGGACTAGCGATTGGGACGCAATGAACCGATTTATGCTAGAGCACGAGTGTGTAGACCTACTGGAAAAGCGCATCCATCAAGGCAACATGCGTCAATTCCTAGAAGAAAACCCCGAGATACTGCCGCCGGGGTTGAATTGTGATACCGAATACAAGGTAACTGTACGGAGGAAGAAATGACCGATAGCTACGTTCCGATTGAGGAATTGGCGCAATACTTGTCTGTAAAGGCAAAAACAATCCGGCAGTGGATTGCGAAAGGGTACATACCTAGCGAAACCTACATAAAGGTCGGGTACACGTACCGGTTCAGCATTCCACAAGTAGTAGCCGCGCTGAAGCAAGAAGCACCCCCAACTGAAGATAAACTTGAAAACGAACCAGTTCAGCAACAACTGGATTTCTGCGAGGAAGATGATTTATGAGCGAAGTAGCTTTGTTTGACAATATGCCAGATGAGTTTAAGGAACTCCTAGGGCAACTGGAAGTTGATACTAATGCCGCAGGTCGAGCCACTACCGGTGGTGTAAACAGACTATCCATCCGTGGTGGTGTGTTTCGTAAAGTGGTAAACGGACAAGAAGTAGGTGAACTGGAAGATCGTGCCATCAAAGCTGTGATCGTTAAGTCTGCACCTATTTCACGTATGTACTATGCCGGACAGTATGTAGCGGGGCAGAACAATCCGCCTACTTGTTGGTCATCAGATACAAATACTGGCAAGCCTTCTGAAGACGTAGCCAGAGATGACGTTCAGTCACTGTCTTGTTTTGACTGCCCACAGAACATCAAAGGTTCTGGTATGGGTGAAGGACGTGCCTGTAGGTTCCAACAGCGTGTGGCTCTCCTGCTAGCTAATGCTGAAGGCAAGGTGGTGTCTAAAGAGATTTACCAACTGTCTCTACCCGCTACCAGTGTGTTTGGGGATGACAAGCAGAAGATGGGCCTACAGGCTTATGCTCGCTTTCTTACCTCACAGGAAAGACCTGTACCTCTGGCTTCTCTACTTACAGAGATTCGTTTCGACACAGATAGTTCTACACCAAAGCTCTGCTTCAAGCCGTTACGTGTACTAGAGCAGTCAGAAATAGAGGCTGCGGTGGAAGTACAGCGTAACGAGAAAACAGCGGAACTTATCAAGCTATCCGTAAAACCCAAAGATGATACTAGCACTCCAAAGCTAACCAATGATAAAGTCGATCCCCCTGCCGCTATCTTTGAGCAGCCAGAAGAGCCAAAGCAAGAGGCTAAAGAAGAGGAACCTATCGAAGAACCCAAGGTCAAAGCTACAAAGAAGTCTAAGGTAGAAAGTGTATCTGCCGGTGATGTAGACCTTGCGAGTTTGCTCGATGAGTATGATGACTAAAATAAATAGAGGCACCCTACGGGGTGCCCAACCTTTGGGTTTGATATGGAAACCAAGCAGTTTCTCAGTACAGTGCTGGGTGATGAGGGGCATTACTGCGTATTAGGATTAAAAGATAAAGCAAGAAAACAAACTTTCTATAACTCTATAGATTCACTAATTGACGCAGCTACTGAACTCGACAATGACGGGTTCAATGCTTACTTTGCTCTAGCTACATTTAAGGAAGCAGAAAACCGTACATCAGAAAACGTACTGCAATTACGTGCGTTGTTCTTAGACTTGGATTGCGGAAAGGGCAAGCCATACGCGACAAAGACCGAGGCACTAGCTGCACTACTGGGTTTTTGTAAGGCGTATGAGCTACCCGCGCCGTCAAGTGTAATTAACTCTGGCTACGGTCTACATGTTTACTGGGCGTTGTCACGCCCGTACTCCCGTGCCGATTGGCTACCCGTTGCTGAACGATTAAAGGCAGCGTGTCATAGTCATGGACTGCACGCAGATCACGCTGTTACAGCAGACGCCGCACGAATACTACGTCTCCCGAATACGCATAACAGAAAGAACGGTGATGCGTTGCCGGTACAGATAGAGCGGTGCAAAGAAACCTACACAGATTTAGAAGACTTTGCGTCAAAGCTACCCGAGTCATTGATACCAGTTACTGCTGTAAGAGAGTTTACAGAAGCTGACAAGGAGGACATGGAGCGTGCGGCAGGTTTTGATAATAAGTACGAGTACAGTTTCCACGAGCTACTGCAACTGTCAGGTGTGGATAAAGGCTGTAACCAGATAAAACGAGCCATACTTAACCCAAACGATGTTACGTATGACCAATGGCTACACCTGCTTGCAACAGCTAAACATACAACCGAAGCGGCACAAGCTATACATTTAATCTCCAAGGGGTACAAAGACTACGACCCTGAAGAGACCGATAAAATAGCTGAGTCCATAAAGAAGCCGCATCTCTGTATTACGTTTGAAAAAGACTGCCCGTCAGGTTGCGAAGGGTGCATACATAAAGGCAAACACAAAACACCTTTAGGTATAGTGCAGAGACTACGCAAAGCCGAAACCAATACGGTAGAGGTGGTAGTAGACGAGCAAGCTATCTTGATGGAAGGCGAAGAAGTAATAGCGTCCGACCAACAGGTTGCGCCGAAGGTCGCTGTGCACACTGTGCCGGATTACCCCGGTGGGTACTTCAGGACAGCTAACGGTGGTGTGGGTCTAGCTACTACAGATGATAAAGGCGAACGGCAAGAAATAGAGATATACGACAGGGATTTGTATTTAACTAGAAGACTGAAAGACCCGATATTCGGGCCGATATTTGAGTTCAAACACCACACAGCTAGGGAAGGTATACAAACATTTGTAGTTAAAGGCTCTGAGCTATCTAAGAATGAGAGCTTCAGAACTACGATGGCAATGAATGACATCCATTTACTTGCAGATGACGCAAAGAAACTTATGACTTACGTGAACAAATGGGTAAGGCACTTGGTGGATACTGCTGATGCGGTGACCGTCAGGACACAATTTGGTTGGACAGAAAACATGAAGTCCTTTGTTGTGGGTAACAGGGAGATATTCCCACACGAGATAAAAGAGAACCCTCCCGGTGCGCGTACAGCGCAATACTTCCCTATGTTCAACAAGAAAGGGACACTGGAAGATTGGAAGAACGTAACTAGTTTTTATAACCGGGAAGGTTTTGAAGAGCACCAGTTTATGTTTGGTTTATCTTTTGGCTCTCCTTTGATGGAGTTTATACCGAATATATCTGGGGCGCTGTATCACTTGACTAGTTCTGAAACAGGGCTAGGTAAAACCACAGGAATGTGGGGCGGTGCCTCTGTATGGGGTAACCACAAGAAGTTGGTACTAAAAGGTAAGGATACTGGTAACTCAGCTTGGAACCGCGCAGAGATTTTTAAGAACCTGCCTCTCTACATAGATGAAACTTCCAACTTCAAACCCAAGGACGCTAGTGATTTTGTATATGCTATCAGTGATGGTGAGCAAAAGAATCGGCTTAGTAACTCTGGGCAGAATGAAGAGCGGTACAGGGGCGACGAGTGGAGTCTGCTAGGGGGCACCTCCGGCAATAAGAGCTTGCTAGAAACTATGATGGAGTACCGAGCATTGCCAAAAGGTGAAGCAGGCAGAGTCATAGAAGGTATGGTCGTTAAAAAGCTGTTTGGCCCAGAGGATACGTTACGAGCTAACTCACTGAATGATGATCTAGCAAAGAACTACGGACACGCCGGAGAAGTATACATTCAGCACATACTACAAAGCGTAGCGCAAACCGAGAAGTTAGTGTTGGCTACTAGAGACAAATTAATTATGAGGGCCAAGCTAGAGCCGTCCCATCGTCACTGGGCTGCTGAGTGTGCTGTAGTGTTTGCTGGTTGTGTAATTGCTAAACAGCTTGACCTTATAGATTGGGACTTGCACGCTTTATGGCGTTGGATTATTAAAAAACTGAAGATGTTGAAGGCAGAAATGAAAGAAATGATGATAGATATACATGATCTGGTAGGCCAATACTACCAAGCGCATGTGCGAAACATTCTGCGTATACGCAGCACTGACGATGCTAGAGGTGATCCTGTGAAAGAGAACATACTAAACCCACAACAAGACAGGCCAATGTACAAATGGGTTGGAAGGCACGAAACAGATATTAACCGGCTGTATCTGCTGCCCACACCGTTTAAGGAGTGGTGTATATCCAAGGGGCACCATTTTAGTGCCATATCCCAACTTGTAGAAATACACATGAACGGCAAGAAGAAAAAGGTACGTTTGGGTAAAGGTACCAACCTAGATATAAGCCCACAGCACTGTTGGGTCATGGACTTCAGATATGATGAGTTTGCTGCCAGTAATCAACTCGATGCCGATTTGGTAGAGGGGGAGGACGATGACGCGGGTGATGCTGACTGACATATCCCCAGACGGTGTACGCATCGTGGTGGATTGGGACAAGTTTGTGCCGGGTTCTTCTGTATTTATACCCTGCATCAACACCACTAAAGCCATCAAGCATTTAGCGAAAGCCGCTCGGATTAACACAAAAGATATAGAAAAACGTGTTTGTGTAGAGGGTGGAAAGTATGGCGTTCGTGTGTGGAGGATGAAATAATCGTTGTGTGGAGTTGTATGGAGTTGTATGGAGTTGTATGGAGTAACACAAGATGTGGTACAATATAACTTCATCATTCTCCTAGGGTTCTACCATTCCCCTTGAGAAACTGATTAGCCCCTACTTTGTAGGGGCTTTTTTTATTGCGGGAAATAACTTTCCATAGCTTCGTCAAACTCTTTATTTGACCTTGTCATTCTCCGCACAGCTTTAGCATCTGCGGGGGCACCACCTGTAATCCTAGCAAAATAACTGCGCCTATCTCTGCCTTGCTTTGATCGTAGCAAATAGTCAAGGTCTATAAGTTCCTCTGGGTATTGCTTATTAAACTCTCTTATCTGTTCTTTTACTTCGTCTAAAAGCTGCTCGTTTTTTGGACGTGTTTTGTCCCCCAGAGCAAAAAAGTAATTATCAGTAAGCGAGTTTTTCCTATCATCCAGACCCCTGTCTTTTCGTAGGTTAAGAGACAGCTTTTCTCTCTCGTATGCGTATTCAAACGGAGTAAACCCTAATCCTTGGAGGATGGCGTCACCCATACCAACCTCACCCATCACAGGGTCACCACGACGCGTCCTGTACCCTTCGTCACTGGCCCGTATACCTTTTAGCACGTTGGATAAAGCTGTGGGTAGGAATCCCTCTAAAGCACGGCGGTTATTAGCTGGATCAGTGTCAAATAGGTCTATTAAGCTTTCTCCAGCACGAACGCCGACAGAAACCGCAGGGCCAAGAACTTGTTCCGCAGCATAAACAAGCTCGTTATCAGGTCTATAGTTACCTCTGTCTCTAACCAGTAAGTTAGTCAGATTGATACGGCTCCGTAGGTCTATCCCTGCTTCTGCTATAAGGCCGTAGTAGCCCCTACCTATAGTCTTAGCCATCATGGTATCGAAATCGTCTTCGTCTTCCCCTACAAAAATTTTGTCGTATAGGCTTGCTACCACACCATACAGGGGCACACCCGCAGCACCCAACCATGCTGCACCACTAGCAGTTAACCAACCAAAAGTACGCGCCAACATCTTGGCTTCTTCACGTTCAGCGTCGGTTTTAGCTGAGTTAAACAAGAGCTTCTTAATGGCGTTAACCATACTAAGGTGCTGATACAGAAACTGACCGGGCACGCGTTTGTATTGCATAGCCAAACTACCAAATGAGCTTTGTGAAATACGAGAGCCTGTAGTTAACAATGCCGAGGCGTTAACCCATGTAGTTGTATCAGTCGCTTTTTTGGCGGCTTGCGCGCCGTATTTAGTTAGGTCAGCGTCGTTAATATCTTTAAATTTCTTGCCGGTTAGCTTCTCCATCTCCAGCATGTATGTGCTCATACCGCTTATTTGTCTTATAGACCTTTCGTTGTGGCTGAACAAAATACCAGAAGCAAAAGATAGTTTAGCGATAAAGTTATTCGCTGGGTTAAGGAGATCAGATGTCTCTTCGGCTATGGTACGGGTATCGAAACCCATCTCCACAAATCTTTCTTTTAGCGGGCCAAAATTTTTATAAGCTGGATCGGTGTCTGTCTTTTCATTGGTAAGGGAGAAAGCAGGAACTATACCCAGTTCGTTTACAGATTCGCCCCCTTCCAGACCCTCTAGTTTAGTTTTACCAAGAGTCTGCATATACAACTTTGTAGCACTCGATGTAGCCGCAGCCGCATTTAACGCCCCGTACTCACCGGATAGACGAGCTTGTAGCACCATAGGCAACACAGACGAGTTAACCGCAACAGAGCTTATGTTGAAGCCTAGTGTCCCTACGAAAGTCAGTGACCTAGCTGTACGCGCCCAATTAGGCAAATTTGGGTTCTTGTTAAACTCGACATAGCTAGGCCACCTATTACCTGTAGGCAACGCGTTTGTTTCAGATTCAGTACCAACGATTACTGTAGCTAAATCCCTATGGAATCTATCATCCGCAGGTAGTCTAGCTTTTTCTTCGTTGACAGCTTTTACAGCCAAGTCCATATCTACTTTGTTAAGTATGTTTGCGTAGCTAGTTATTAGCTGGGGCATACGTTTTTCAAAAACGTGTAGTGGGTCGCTTTCTGGCCCCATAATACCCCTACGCTCTTGGCGCATTTGTACAAGAGATTGCTCTGGTAGTGAACGCAGTATAGCCTCGGCCATAAAGTCGTTTATTTCTTTGGCTTTGTCAGAGTCTACGTCTTTCAGCAACGCTTTTAGCTGCTTCTGCTGCTCTATCAAAAACGGGATCGGTACATTGTTAAACTGACCAGACCTAGCTGTATCTAGTACCTGCTCTGGTGTTCTTTCTTGGGCATCTATACCCTGTGCCCGTAACTTAGCTAACGCTACAGCGCGTTGTCCGGGGTTTTTATAGGCACTTGTGCCGTATTCAACCTGCCCTGTGGGGGACGTGTAAATAAACTCAAGCCAGTAATTACCTTCTCTAAACAGAGGAAAGTAAGGATCAACGGTGCCGGATTCCAATCTTCGTTGGAAAAGAATGTCTTTTACGGTAGCTTTTACACCCTCTTCAACATCAAGTTTCTGTATGTTTGATTCTTCAGCCTCAAGAATCTTGTCGTTTATGCGTAGGTATTCATCACGAACTTTTCTGTAGACTGCTTTCTGTTCTTCATTCAAGGAGGCATACAGAGCTTCTGAACGGTTTAAAGCTTCTACTTTATCAGGGGTAGGCTCAACAAGTTTAACTGGCCCGAATATAGTGGGCTTACCTGCGGCCTTATCTGCTTCTCTCTTGGCCTCCAGATCAGCTTTAGCCTTATCTGCTTTTGCTTTGGAGTCGTAGTAAGCATCTACACGTCTGTTCTTACCTTTGTCTTTTACAGCATGAGTAACTCTGTACTGAGTGTAGCGTCTCTTTTCAGTAGCACTCTTAGTTGGGTCAACACCGTTAACAGTGGACTCATAAACTAAAGTGCTGAAGTTTCTATAAGCTTCGCTATCTACAGAACTAAAGAACCCACTTGAAAAAGCCCTACGTGCAGCCTTCAACACGCTGTTAAACCGTATCATTTCCTGATTACGGGTACCGTCTATCTTGTACAGCAGTTCTTGTACTGTATCTATACTCGGCAGAGCTTTCTTGCCTAGGTCAACTAGAGCCTCTAAACCCAAACCACTTAGCAGTGTAGATCGCGCTGATCCAGTTAGGTTCTTAGCATTCTCTACTACTTGTATTCTGCTCTGCTCCAAGGTTTCCGGTGTAGCAAAACGCACACCTCCGCTAAGAGCTTCTGTCACTGCCGAATCTGGATTCGGGCCAGCTAGGGCGCTTGCTACATCTGTAGCATTACGTGTGTCAGGAGAGTTAGCCAGTATCGCGTTTATATATCTACGTGCCGCTACGTCCGCTGTTTCGGGAGAACCCAATCCTAGGAATCTTGTGATAGCGCCCCAAAATCTATCCCATGCAGTAAGCTTACTACCACTAGGCTTGTAGGCTGCTAAGGTCACTTGAAACTCTGTGTTTGTGTAAGCTTCAGCAACAAAATCAGCTAAAGACTCAGAAGCATAAGCGTTAGATATATCATCCTTTATGTTGTTATAGAGAGCAGTTAGCTTCTTAGTTAAAGGATGTGATTTATTTTTTAGAACCTGTTGGGTAGCAGCATGGGCCGCTTCGTGCAGTAAGGTGTGCGTACTTAGTGGTGTGTCGAGATCAAGCTGGATTACATTGTTAACAGGATCATACTTACCAGCAACAGGTCTACCCTTCGCATCTGTTAAACCCTCAACAAACTCGACTTTGGTATTGCCTATAGCTTTAGCTAGGCTCATCGCAGTTCTACGTACCAACGCATTCTTTGACTCACCAGCAACCTGACCTAACGCACCTACAAGATTTCCATCCAATGCTAGATCATTTGCTGTATCGGATGCGGGTTCCATACTAGCGGCAACGGCATCTTTACGTAGGTAGTCATTGAGTGTATCTGAATCTTCGTTTTCAAAATGCTTACTTAAAACAAAACTAATAGTTAGCTCGTCATCTTGTACAGTGCCGTCCTCAACATATTCAATCTCTGTACTGGACTCTTCCTCTTCTATCCTCCGCGCTCGTTCTCTTTGCTTCTCTTGCTCGGCTAGTACACGTACTTTGCCTTCTTCTATCTTACGTTCGCGCTTTCGGTAGTCTTCTAATTTTTTAGCTACATCCTCAGACAAGTTTTTCTCTATCCAAGAACGTGCAGCTTTAGCCTGTTTAACCTCCAGACTATAGCCAGATTGCGGTGTTAGCTTAGTTTTTTTACCAGCAACAGGCCTACCCTTCGCATCTGTCTTACCTTCAACAAATCCAACTTTACTTTTTGTACGCTGTAATGGTGGTTCTAACTGTTGAGCTATGACTTGCAGTGTAAGGTCTAAGTCTTCTACACCATACTCGTCTAGGTATTTTTGCATCGCTACATCAGGGCGATACTGTAAGTTTTTGGAGGTGGGAGTTTTCTTTTTGTTAAGTTTGTTTAACTGCACCGAATCATTATCTGTAGTAGCTACTACTTCTGTAGGTGCAACTCGCTGTATTCTGCGCCGTGGTTGTACAGTTGGCTCGGGTTCTTCCGTTATAGTTGGCGCAGGTGTTATGTCTGGTGCAAGTTCCGCTTCTGTTTCCGACGTTACATCCCTATCAACCACAGCCTGTTCAGCCAGTATGCTCTCGGCTGTCATAGGTCTTGCGGCTCTAGTTGGTTCTGCCGTTGTAGTCGGTTCTACCGTTGTAGTCGGTTCTACCGTTGTAGTTGGTTCTGCCGCTACAACAGTTTTTTCCTCCATGCGCTGGCGTGGAGTTTTGGGTTGTCTAGGTTGTTTAGGTTGTACGGCTGGGCCTTTGGGCGCTCTTTCCGGTACAAAAGCTTCTACTTCTTCCGCACCAGCACGCTGCTGCTCTTGTTGTTGATAAGTAGTCTGTATCTGGGAGAGTTCAGCAGGTGTTGTTTCTGTATCTCTAAAACCTTGACGGCGTAATTCAGCTTCAAAAGCACGTCTGGTGTTTTCTTCACCAACAACAGCGGGATCAGCTAATATAGGAGTAAGAACTTCCTGTCGCTTTCTTTCTGTCTCCTGCATCTGTCTAGCACGTTGCCGCGCTGTCACATCGTACAGTTCTTCTTCTAACCTAGCCGCTTCTTCTTGAGCTGTTACGTCTTCACTTAATTGCTGTGTGGTGGCTTCTTCCGCTCGTTCTTCCGCTAGCAACTCTTGTATTTCCTGATCTTCAACTTGTTCTACTAAATCAGGCTGTATCTCAGGAGGTTGGCGTGGAGAAAATACAGAAAGGGGGCGTACCGGTAGGGGTTCTTCTTCGGTTACACCAGCAAGCTCCTCTAAGTCCATTAGACGTTCGGGTTCTTCACTTACCGGTAAAGTTTCTGGGAACATCTCTGCGGTTTCACCCACAGGAGTTTCTTCAGTGATAGTTGGTAGGTCTTTGTTTACTTCTTCTTGTATTTCTTCGTCAGTTAGTGTGTCTGCACGGTCACCCATAGTCCGTACTCTTTGCACACCGGGTATAACCGCTTCAGCTAAAGTGGCTAGAATGGCACCCACACCAGAACCGTATGCCGCAGACTCTCCAGTGCCAGTAAATACACCCTGCTCTGGATTGTATACACCTCGGGCAATTAGGTTCTGCCCGACTTCACTTATAGCTTCTTGTATGCCTTCTTCTACTGCCGCAGCAGTAACCCGTCCACCTATAGAGTTTTCAGCAGCGCGATTTAATTTACTTATTATGCTCGAACTTACTTCTTGAGCTACATCGTCAGCCGCAGGCCCAAGGACTTTACTTAAACGTCCTGCTATACGTATAGGAGAAAAAGACTCTAATACGCCGGGGATCATACCAAACCCAGCAGCCCTGCTTATTTGTTCTTCAGTAGCTCCCGCAGCTTCGGCCCTTTGTGCAGCACGTCCGGAGCCGCTAGCAACACCCATAGCGACCGTACCAAGACCTATGGCAGCAGCAAGAGGTAAAGAAACTGGGGCTGATATTGCAGCTAAACCACCACCTAATAAATACGGTAGGGTAGACCCCACGCCAGCACCTAGAGTTCCCCGTATGCCGGGTTCTTCTGTAGGTGGGGGTTCTTGACCTTCACGTAAACGTGCACGTCTGGCTTGTTCAGCTTCTTCAGGTAACAGGAAAGCCGCACCCGTGGCGGCAGATTCAACCAACCCCGCAGCACCACTAGCAAGACCCTTACCTATTTCACCTACATACCCACCCAAAGTAGTTTCTGGGGGTTCGAGCGGGTCTATACCCATCTCTACCTTTTTTAATGCGGCAGGAGCATAGACGCTTGTGCGCTCTTCGGGGGTAGTGCCTTCAGGAA